GCTCGAACGACATCGGCGTGCCGACCGCCCTCTCCTTATAGGCGAGATACGAGTCCTGAAGCTGATTCAACGTCTCGATTCCGACCTGCTGGGCGAGCCCTTGCCGCCGCTGGACGTCCGGGACCTGACCGGTTCGGTTTAGCATCTCGTCCTGCGTGCCCTCGTAGGCGTCGCCGAACTCACCTAGACCAGCTCCAAGGCCCTGCCCGAGGGCGGAGCCTAGATAGCGGCTGTTCGAGGAGAGAGCCGTCAGCAGGCCCTTGCCAACGCCCTTCATAGCTGGGACCGCCCATCCCTGATTCTTGTTGAACCAGTCGCCGGGAGCGCCGAGCCCCTCCTGCGGGGATACGGAGCCCGGCAATGGGTCCTGCACTGGCGAGGTGGCCCCAAGGCCCATCGTGGCTGGAGGATCTTGCGCGATGGCCGGTGCAGCGTCCGCGATGGCCGGTGCAGCGTCGGCGCCCCGACCGTGGCCGCCGGAGCCGCTCTTGTGGACCGTAATGTCGCGCGGCATGGCGGACGGGGCCGGCGCTGCGTCAGCAACGGGAGCGGACGCTGCGTCAGCCGAGTGCCAGCCGCTTTCATCGTAGTAGCCATCGCCCTCTGGGGGCGCGAGGCCGCCGCCTGCGTCCCGATGAACCCTGCCGCCACGCTTCAGGAGGCCGGCGAGTCCGATGATCGGGCCGATCGCGGACATCGGGTTAAAGCCGCCGCCTCCGCCGCCCCCGCCGCCGCTGGACGGCAAATCGGCGACCGCGAGGTGGTTGTTCGAGCGATCATCTGGGATGTCGAGGCCCTTCTCGCCGGTCCCGGACAGGAACGGGATGGAGCCGCCGTCGCCCTCGTCTGAGGAGGAATCGTCGGTCGGCTGCGAATACTGGAGCGACGCGCCGCCGCCCGCGAGGCCGCGCCGCATCGAGCCGCCGCGCGCCGCGAAGATGTCGCCGATGTCGCTGCCCATGTCCGCGAGGCCGGAGCTGAGATCGCTCATGTCGGGCGCCGTAGACGCGAGGTCCGCACCGGCCCCGACGTCGTCCGGGAGGCCTGCGTCGGCCAGAGCGCCCCCAGAGGCGTCAGGAGGGGTCGCCGAAGGTGTCGAGCTGGGGTCGACAGGGGCGGGCGTTGGGGCCGGCGTAGAGGCAGGGCTAAGGCCGGCGAGGCCGCTCTTGCCCCAGTCGAAGAGCTTCTTTCCCGATTCGCCGAGCTTCTCCAGTTGCCCGAGGCCCTGCGTGGCCTGCTGGAGGCCGTTGCTCTGCTGTTCGTGCGGCTGCGGAGGTTTGCTGACCGCAAGCGAGCCGTGGCTCCCGGAGGAGGGGGGAACGGGACTCTTGCCGCCGTACGGCGCCCCGGTAACCTGCGCGCCGGAGCCACCCCATGGGGCGCTCGCGTAGGCCTGTTCCATGGCGCTCAGATAGGACGGGTCGACGTTGAAGCCGCCGGACCAAGCGCTGTTCGGCGACAGGCCAGCGATATTGCCGCCCATATCCCGCTTCAGGCGGACGACGTTGCCGCCCGCGAGGCCTCCCGAGGCGTGGTGCTCGCGCTCCGAGCCGGCGAGGGCGCGATCGTAGTCGACCGTCCGGTAGCCGCCAGCGAGGCCTACAGCCTCCGGGTGATGCTTCTCGACGTCCTGCGCCGAGAGGCCGATGCGCTTCGGTCCATGCTCGCCCTTGTAGCGGAACTCGATGATCTTCTGACCGTCGTGGGTGCGGCCGATGTCGCGGATGTCGTCCTTGAGGCGCTCGTCGGAGAAGAACGACGACGGAGAGGTCGAACTGCCGGAGGTGGTCGAGCCCGAGAGCGCGCCGGTGCCCTCCGCGATGTTCGCAAGGAATTGGGTCGTCTGGAACGGATAGCTCTGCTGCTGCAGGAACTGGTTGTATAGGGCCGTTAGCCCGGCCTGCTCCGTCTCCTGTTGCGCCTGACCGGCGGCGAGCTGCGCCTGCGCGCCCTGCAACCCGGCGGCCTGTGCGCCGGCTCCGAGCGAGCCCATCTGGTTGCCGAGCGAGCCATATTGGCTGGCGAGCGAGCCGTACTGTCCCGCCTGCGAGCCGAGCTGGCCCGCCTGCTGGAGGTTGAGGCCCTGCTGCTGCGCGCCGATGCCATAGTACTGCTGGGCCCCCGCGAGGCCTCGCTGCAGGTTCGCCTGCTGCGCTGAGAGGTCGACGCCCTGTTGCTGCTGCGCGGTCGACAGTGCGTTGGTGTAGGCGTTGTTCATCAGACCGCCCATCGTCTGACCGTAGGCGAGGCCCTGCTGCTGCTGGAGGTTCGCCGCGGCGAGCTGCTGGCGATCACCGCCGAAAGCGCCATTCTGGATGGCGTTGCCCATCTGGCCGCTCTGCGCCTGCCCAAATTGCTGCTGCATGAGCGCCGCGGTCGGCGCGACCACATTTTGCAGATATGGGTTCATATACTGCGAGATTGCACTATTATTGAGCTGAGACGGGTCTGCGGCGCCCGAGTTGGCGAGCGTCATGGCGCCGGCAGTGTTCGCGTAGGCCGGGTTCAGGGCGTTCGAGGTCATGCCCATCGCGCCGGTCGTGGCGTTCATCGCGTTCTGCGTGTAGTCGCCCGCGGCTTGCGTCATGTCGCTGCCGGTCTGGTAGAACGGCTGCGCCTCGTTGGAGTACTGGTTTGTCCCGAGGATGCCGGCCTGCTGGGTCGCGTCGAGAGGCGCGACGAAGGCGTTCGGGCCATTGCTGTACTGCTGGAACGGCGTCTGGGCGACCGTCTCAGCCTGAGCGTTCACTGCATTGTACTGGGCCAGCACCTCTGGCGGGATCGAGACGCTCGACGCGCTTTGGGTGGTTTGAGACTTGCCTCCGCCGTATCGGAGCGCGAGGCCACAAGCATCAGCCTCCCGCCCGCCATCCAACATCATGTTGAACCGGGTGGGGCGAAAAGCGCTCATTTGGTCATGCAGCCTTTACGGTGGGGAGCCCGGTCGTCCCGCCGACGATCCAGTAAGCTCCGCTCTGCTTGCCAAACTGGCGCTCGTACAGTTTAACCTTGGCCTCGGTCCTCTCCGAGGAGAGGATGCCGATGACCAGAGGAAGTTCAAGAGACGACTGAAGTTTCTTGACCCACTCGCAAAGCAAACGAGCCCTGCCCCCTTTGGCCGATCTATGGTCAGGATGCACGAATATCGCGCGCTCGACGATCGACACCTCGTCTGAATACCACAGACTGTCGATCCGCAGTAGTGCGGCCGCGCGTATTTCGTCTTCCTCGACGATGCCGATGATGCCCCTGTCGAGGTTGAGAGCAGCCCAAATCTCGCCCAGCAGTTTTACCGGGGAGGGATTGGTCAGCCCGTTGTCGGCGCATGCCGAGAGGGCGAGTGACATCATCGGGTGGACGTCGGATGGACGCCCGGTTCTAACGGTCAGATTGTCCATGATTTACCTAATCGTGACGTGGCCCGGGCAGGCCCTTCAGCGTCTTGATGGTCTTCTCGCGATAGGCTTTGACGAAGCCGTCGAGCGCCTTGTGGCCGGCGTCCATGTCGCCCATGCCGGCGTGCAGGACTTCCTCCGGCGTCAGGACATGCTCGCCGCCGGCCAGAACGACCGGGACAGGCTCTCCGCCGCTCAAGGAGCCGCCGTCAGCCTTCCCGACTAGGTATGGGCCCCCAGACTGCCCGTAGGGCTCTCCAGAACTTCCGTAGGGCGCCCCGCCAAACATCCGGCGCACCTGCCGGAAGCCAGAGATCGTGTTGCCCTCGCCCATGCCTGAGACGATGTCTGCGGGCAGGACGTAGGAGCCGGATGGGACGTGGTTGGGGAGGTGGTCAGTCCGCCCCGCTACGTGGCTATGGATCGGGCCGACGTGCAGGCGGACGTGCTTTGGCTTGTGGAGGCCTCCCCCGTGCGCGCGGGCGACGCGGAGGGCGGCTCTTAGGCTTTCCGAAGATGCTCCGGAATCGACAGACCCTCCTCGGCGGAAAACTCCCGCGGGTGGTGCTTGTCTCCCATTGACGTCAGTTCCGCGAACGATTCCGGGGTTACCGGGATGCCCAGCTTGCGCATCAGGCGCTCCAGCGGGTGCGCCTTGGCCTGCTCCTCCGGCCCACTCAGGCGGACGGATACCTCCGGCGTGCTGTAGGATTGCTTCTCGCGTGTCATTGAGGCTTCTCCTGCCGTTGCCGTAGTCAGTCCATAGCTGATCTATGTGGCGATTATTTGACTCATTCTTATAGGTGTCCGGGAAAAGCCCCCGAACCGCCTCCCAGGTGATCGATTGCATCTGGCGCGGCAATAAGCCGCGGTCCTGCGCGGCCCGCTTGTAGGCCTCGTGGTAGAGCGGGTAGAGGCCTTTGATCCCGGTGATCGCCGACCCGCCGGCTGTCGGGACGCGCCCTATCGTCCTCTTGAGACGCGCCGCGACCTCCTTTCCGGGGTAGTTGCCGAAGTTGTGAGCGACCTCAAGGTCGTTCCCGGAGAGCGGCCTCAGCAGCCCGGCTGCGACCGCGTGGGTGTCGATCGTGGTGTGGCCGTGCGGTGAATTGGGCGACAAGATGTTGTTATAGAAGTTGCGGACCTTATGCTGCTCGCCCATCAGCTCATTGATCTTGGCGTGGTCGCCGCCGCTCTCGATCGCCTGAATCGCCTTGGCGATCTCGTTCAGCGATCCCCATCCAACCTTGGCCGGCTCCCCGAGCCCCTGCTGCTCCCCGTTTCGGATCTGCTTTTGGGTGAGCGCCTTGGGCGCGTTGCGAGCGACATCGCCGATCTCGCCCTCGGGGCTGACGATGTTGTAAGCGCGGGAGTTGTGCGCCTCGGCGTGGAGACGCAGCCACATGGCCTTCGCCATCGCCTTTTCGTCGGCCTCTAGCGGCTTGCCGTCCTTGTCGACGAGGTGATCGAGGTCGGAGTAGCTCTTGCCGAAGACGTGCTGGTGGAGCGGCGCATATTCCGGCTTGTTGAGGGCCGTGATCTCGCCGAGCTTCTTCTCCATCTCCGGAGAGAACGTGAAGCCGTTCGTAAAATTGTCGCCCTGCCCCTTGAGCGTGTGCAGGACGCGATGCGCGAGGCTGACGTTCTGGAACCAGTCCTTTTGCGGCGACAAGGCCGCGAGCGCCGCGGCGGCCGACTGGACCGGGATATTGTACTGCTTGGCCCACTGGTTGGCGATCTTGTTGGCGCCCTCGTACCAATGCGAGGAACGCTCGCGCAGATCCGCCGGCATCCGGTCGTGCAGCCATAGCAGGTTGTTCTTAACGTGGCTGATGAACGCTTCCGCGAGTTGCTCGTGCGGGAGATCTCGGAGATGCTCCATGCCGGGATAGTTGCGGATGAGGTCGGCGCCCTTCTGCAACAGCCCCGGGCCTCCAGCCTTGGCCGGAGGGCTGTCGCGCATCGCATCCATCGAGACGTTGGTCAGGCCCTCCTGCGGCTGCGCCTTCTTGCTGGTGATCAACCGGGTGCCGATCTCCATCGGATGCACGCCGCCGCCCGCGTCGCGATGCTTGCGAGCGATCTTCAGCGCCTTGCCGACCGAACCCTCAAGATGGGCCCTCTGGAGCGCCGCGCCTTCGTCGTAGTCGGAAACGACCTTCCCATCGCCGGGGCTGTACGGCGGGGCGCTGGGATCGTGGACCATGAAGACGACGTCCGGGCGGCCTCCATTCCACTTTGAATAGGCCTTTTCATCCCAATTCTCTGGCTGGTATTTCGGGTCAAACGGTAGCCTTGCCACCGCTCGAAAGCCCTTCTCAGAATAAAGGTGCGGAAGGACCGTGTCGAAGCAATCGAGCCTTCGTCCGCCATTCTTCAAAGCGTGCTCAAGAGCGCGCCCAGCTACGCCCTTTTGGGCCTCCGGGTGCCTGAATAAAGAGACAATATCGTCGTCGTGGACCGCATAACCGGCTTTCTTGTCCTGAGACAAGAACGTTTTCATGCCGTCGTATTCCTCTGGAGAATAGAGGTTTACGGCGGCAGAATGCGGATTTGCGGCCTTGGTGCCAGCTATCGCTTGGTGGAAGTGGGCTCCGCTTTGTGCGGGGAGGAACGAAGATCCGTCTCCGGGTCGAAGCCGTAGTCCTCCAGTTCCTTGAGCAGCTCCGCGCGCGTCATCCGCGGGTTGCTCTTGAGAACCCTCTGGATAAACTCCTCGGCCTGCTGGTGTTTGGACGCCTGTGTCATCGACCACGCCTCCTCTGGCGGCGGAAATCACTTTGTAACTGTTTTTAGCCCCACTGTCACGATATTTGTGCGCGATGCGGAGGGCTGTGGACAGGCTGTTCATAGGTCGAGCAGAGCCTTTCGAGCTTTCTCGATGCGTGGATCGACGAAAGCGACGTAGTCGGGCCACGCTTTCCAATCGCTCTTGTCCATCGTCACGGCCAGATCGTGGCCCATGCGCTCTGCGACGCGCCCGAAGAGAGCCTCCTTCAGCGCGTCTTGAAGCCGGTCGACGCGAGAGCATGCGTCGCGATAGTCCTTAACCACCGCGATGTGGATCTTTTCGTCCGGCTCCAGAGTTTCCCAGCCGGCGATCAATCGGTGTTTGGAGAGGTCAGGCATAATTCACCGCTAGGGTTTGTCCCGTGCCGGGGATCACGACGAGACCAAGCGCCGTCGGGATGCCGGTCGGGTAGTAGTCGATCGCCTTGGTGTGCAAGACGGGATAGATTTTGTTCACCGCGGCCGCGGCCGAAACCGAATTGGCGTCGTAGACATATCCTTCGGTGCTGCCCTGAACGACGATCGAGATGCCGACGAAACGTCCGGGACCGGCCTTGATCAGCGTCGCCGCCGTGATGTTCGCCAAGTTCTGCGTGCCGGCCAGCGTCTGCTGCGTCGTCGTCCAGCCGTTGATGGCGGTCGAGACGTTCTTCAGAGCCGTCAGAATGTCGGTGATCGAGGCCCCGCCGGTCGGGGGGGTGTAGTTTCCGCCTGTCGCAGATGGGTTGGGCATCAGAAGCGGCCATCCGGCTGGAAGCGATAGCGGACTTGGCCCAGCCGCCAGAATGACCCGAGGTCATTCGAGGAGACGGTGATCCGCATCAAACGACCGCGCATGCGGGGCGAGATGTAGGTCGTGCCCTGCGTCACGGTGTAGGGGCCGTAGCTGTAGGTCCCCGCGTCGGGATAGCCGGCGAGCGTGAAGGTGATCTGCACTTGCGCCGACGACTGCGCCGGGTGCGTCCCGTAGTCGAGGTATTTGAAGTCGGGCCAAACTTGGTCGATGAAGACCTTGAGATCGCCCTCGGCGATGGCGAACCAGCCGGTCGTGAAGGTCGGCGCGAGCACCGCGCCGTCAGCATCTGGGCTGATCTCGTGCTGGTAGATGAGCTGGGCCGACGGGTCGGCGCCAATCGGCTGACCCAGCACCGAGACGTCTGTCCACGCCGACCGGCCAAGAACGCCATAGTCCCACTCGCCAGACATCGTGTTGTATTTGACGTAGTTCGTGTTCTCGCCAGAGCCTCCCGTGATCGGGTAATACCACGCAATCTCCTGAAACAGGCTGTTCGGAGCACAGACGATTTTCCAAGCGTTCGCGAAGTCGATCTGCTGAAAGACCGCATCCCAGATCGGGCAGGTTATGGGCTGCACGCCCTCGCTGGTCAGGTTGAAGAACTGGCTCGTCCCCATCCAGTAGACGACGCCGTTGAGTGAACCCATGGCCTTCGCCTTCTTGGCGATGAGGCCGCAGCCTTGGCCGATCTTGTTGAACGAGTAGACATAGGGCTGGCCGATATAGACCATCGACCACAGCTCGATGTCGGTCCAGAGGATGCCCTGCTGCGGCGTCTGCATGCCGCCCCTGATCTCAGCGCCAGAGGGGATGCGGTAGCTGCCGGCCTGATTGGTGACCTGCGGAATCCAGTCGTAGTAGTTATTGATGTCGCACCATGCGATCAGCAGCGGGTCGATGACGCCCGTGAAGGTCGTTCCCCACAGCACGATTTGACGCTGCGGCATCGCCACGAAGGCGCCGTTCGAGGCGGTTGGGGCGGTCGAGATCGTCTGCGCGATCACCTGAAGCGTGGTCGGATCCCAGTAATAGACTGGCTGGAACGGGATCGAGGTGTCGACGTACTTGATCGGGTAGTTGTTGTAGGGGACCGCGATCGTGACGTTGCCCCAGTTCGAGATGTCCCAGCTATTCGCCGGGATGGTCTGGCCGACGAGCGGGACCGTCACCGAGCCGTCGCCGTAGCCGCCGACGCCGTAGCCGCCGACGCCGTAGCCCAAGCCCTGCGCGACCGGGCCGACGCCGATCGAGTAGATGAAGGCGGCGTCTCCGCCATTATCGGCGACCGAGCCGCCATTGATCCACGTCAGGTTCGAGGTCGTGAGGGTGTAGGAGACATAATTGTCTCCTACGGCGGTCACCAGAAAGACCCCGTTCCAATCGGCCGGCGAGACGCCTGAAACATTGATGTAGGTGCCGAGGTCAAAAGGCCCATTGTCGATCTTGCCGGCTGACACGAACGAGGCGACCGAGGTGTTGGCAACCGTCACGCTGTTATCGGTCGCACTGACGACGGAGTAGGTGCCGTTCCATGCGGACGGATTCATGCCGGACACGATGATCGTCGAGCCGGTGTTGAAGGTGTAGTCCGGCGTCGTCCATGTGAGCGTGATGTTGGTCCCGTTGCCGGAGCCTCCGGTCGGGATGATCGCCGGAGCCACGTAAGTGACCCCGCCGAGCAGCAACTGCACCGAGGTGCCGTTCGATGATCCTCCGACGACCGTCGTGGCGCCCTGATGCTGCCAGCCGCTCGACGAGGCGCTCGCGCTACCGGTGAAGGTAAAGGAGCTGCTGTTCAGGACCGAGGAGACCTGATAGGCGCCGGAGAGTGTCACGCCATTCACGACCGTCTCGTTGAGGACGTAGAAACTCTGCCCGGCGACATAGCCGTGGTTCGGCAGGATGTAGGTGATCGTGGGGGACTGGTTAACCGTCAGGAAGACAGGCGACGTACCGTAGTTCGTGAGCGATCCGCCGCTCACGTAAGCGCCGAGGCTGTTCGTGTAGACCGCGAGCGTGACTGAGGTCGAGGTCGATCCTGTGACCGCGAAGGCGCCGTTCCACGTCGCCGGGACGATCCCGTTGACGACGACCATCTCGCCGACCGGGAAGGTGTAGGTCGGGGTCGACCAGTTAAGGGTGATCGTCCCGTAGGTGATGCCGGACGTGAACGAGCCGCTCGTGACCGAGATCGCATTGGCGACCGTTGTATAGGCCGCCGGCAGCGGGGCGCCGAGGATGTTGGTCGCGTCGATCTGGTACTGGTCTCCGGCCAGCGTCGTCAGCGAGTACATGCCGAAGAGCACGACGCCCCCAACCGCGATCGGCGTCGTGATGAAGACGCTATCGTACTGGGTGACGCCGGAAACGGTGTCGTCGGTCACCTCGATGAGGATGCTGCCGGCGTTGGTCTGAAACTTCGCCGCGACGCTGTCCGATTGGTAGCGGGGCGTGATGTCGTGGAAGTAATTGCCCTGCGACCCGGCTGTCGTGAGCCCGGTCACCGGGTCGGTGAAACACTCGATCGCCGCGAGCTGCGTGGCTACGGAGTTGTCGGTCCCGTAGACGATCCACTTCTCGACCTTCGTGTCTTGGTAGCCGTTCAGCGCGCGGATCGGGCCGTTGGTGACCGTGTTGGCGTAGAAGCGCGCCCATCCGCCGAGCTTCTCGACCAGCGTCAGGCCCTTCGGGTCCGGCTTGAGCCGGATCATGTTGCAGCTCGAAACGCCAGCGGAATTTATTGCTGGCGTCTCGTTGAGGATGACGCCGCCCGTAAGCTGGAGAGCTGCGTGCGGCATTAGCGGTTCGGGGTCGCCACGGGCGCCGGAGCCATCGAGGTCCAGCCGCTGGCCTGGAATTTGCGTCTGGCTTCCTCGACCATCGCGCCCTTGAGGATGCCTTGGTACTGGCTCTCGTAACTCACTGCCATCTGCGGGTCGTCGCTTTGCCGGCCAAAATTGCGCTGGAAGCCTGAGATGTAAATCATCGCGGCCATCAGCATGAGGTCCGGCAGATAGGCGCTGATGAAGGTGTAGCTGGTCGAGGCGGCCGGATTGGTGTTGAAGCTCGCCAGAGAGATCGTGCGCACCGTGCCGCGGATGCGCAGCGGGTAGTTTTGGTCGGGGTAGGGGCCAAACATCCAGAACTGCGAGGTCGCGCCGGTCGTCGCCGCGTCGCCGCCATAGGGCGCGAAGAACTGCGGGGGGCCGGTCACCGTCGTGTCGTTGTAGCAGTTCTGGATGTACGGTACGGCGACCGGAAGCAGCGGGATTTCCTTGGTTCCAACCACGATGCGCATCGTCTGCACGGTGATGAACGAATTGACGTCCATCGTCAGCAGGTTGTTGCCGGTGGTCAGAGCGTAGGTCGAGTTGCTCACGAGCGACTGCAGGAAGTCGAGGTCGCGCTGGATGCGCAGCTCGGCGTAATTGATCGCCTGTGGCAGGACGGCGTTAAAATCAGGGTCAACTCCTGACACGACGTTGCCGGTCGTCACCGTCTGCACGACCGTCAAGGTCGCGAGCTGGCTCACGAAGCCGTTGTAGGTCAGGTAGACGTCGTTGGGGACGGTCACAGTTCAGCCGATGCTGCTGACGAGTAGACGGCGTAGGCGCCGACCGTGTTCTGGGTCGAGGCGGGCGTGACGAGCACCGCGCTCTTGCTGAGAGCCGTCGTGTTGAAGCCGGTGCCGACCCAAGACGCGGAACTGGAGACGAGCGTCGGTGCGGTGATGGTGGGGGTCGTTCGCATCTGCGGCGAGAGCGTGGCGACCGACGTGCCGCCAGCGTAGGAGGTGAAGGTAGCCGCGCTGATGTAAATCTGCCCGTAGAACGACTGATAGTACCATTGGCACTCCTGCCATAGGAGCGGGAGCGGGAGACGCTCGAACGGCGTTGCAACGCTGCCCGGTTCGAGCTGGACGTTCTGGATCGTCCATGTCCCGGATACCAGCGCGCCCACCGAGAACACGATTTGCAGGCCAGTCGTCGCGGCGCTGGGCATCGTGATCTGCGCCGTGTAGCGGGTGAGCGACGACGAAACGGAAAAGACGCCGCTCGCGATCGACGTCACGGTCGGGGAGGCGATGGTGCCGAAACTGTTGGACGTGTTGGCGTAATAGGCGGTCCACGTCACGCTCGTAAGCGTCGAGCTGGCGAGGGTGACCGATAGCGTCGCCGTGTTCCCGGCGAGGAAGAACGAGTCGGTACTCAGGACGCGCTGCGCGAACCAGATACCGGTCACGCTCGCGGCGCCAGTAAACTGGTAGGCGTTGAGGGCAGGGGATCCTGACGGCCCGCCAATGCCGATAATCCGCCCCGTGACGTTCGCGCCGGTGCAGTAGCCGTACCATCGGTCGACGCAGTAGGCGAGCGCCGCGCCAGCGGTGAAGGTCTGCGTAGCGCCGCTATTGCGCTGGTCGACGGTCGGGGCGCCATTGATGAGGACGTTCCGAAGGCCGAAGGCGCCCCCGTTCAGGCCGTTGATTGATGCCGACGTCAGCGTCGGGCTCGTCAGCGTGGCATTTGCGACCGTCGGCGCGGTCGCGAGCACGACGTTGCCGGTGCCGGTCGCTACGGTCGCTCCGGTTCCGCCGGAAGCGATTGGGAGCGTCCCGGTGGTCAAAGCGCTCGTCGAAGTGGCGTAGACGGCTCCGCCGCTCGTGAAAGACGTGAGGCCAGTGCCGCCGCCGGTCGTCGGCAGCGTGCCGGTAGCCAGAGCGCTCGTCGAGGACGCATAGACCGCCGTGCCCGAGGTGAAGGTCGTGAGCCCGGTTCCGCCGTTGCCAGTGCCAAGCGTGCCGGAGACAGTGACGGCGCCCGAGGCGCTGGTCGAAGGCGTAAGACCGGTCGAGCCAAACGAGATCGTCGCAACGCCGGTGCCTGGCAGATCGACCCACGCCGGCGCGAGCCCGGTACCGTTCGTCTGGAGGATCTGCCCAGCCGTGCCGGCGGCGAGCCAGATCGGGATACTTGCGCTGCCGGTCAGGATCTGGCCCGCAGCGCCGACCGCAGACTGCGTCACGCCGCTGGTGCCGTTGCCGACGATCAGGGCGTTGCCGACGAGGGTCGTGACGCCGGTGCCGCCCGCGGAGACGTTGAGCACGCCGCCGACCGACACAGAGCCGTTGGTCGGCGAGCTAGGCGTCAAGCCGGTCGAGCCGAAGGTGATGTTCGTCACGCTGGCGCCGGGTACGAACGTCGACCACTGCGGCGGCCCAGCGGTCTGGGCGGTCAGGAACTGACCGGTCGTCCCCGGCGTGATGGTCGCAACCGGCGAGTTTCCCTGCCCGATGATGAGCGCGTTGTTCTGGAGGGTCGTGACGCCGGTGCCGCCGGCTGTCACCTGAATGACCGAGCCGAGGCCGCCGAAGCCCACGAGCTGGGCCGAGGTCAGCTTGACGTCTTGGCCGTTCTGCACGGCCCACAGCTCTTCGCTGCCGTCCAGCGCCGTGGCTGCCGGCAGGTTGGGGATGGTTTCGTTCGCCATTAGAGGGGGCCGGTCTGCGGGATTTGAGCGTAGCCTCGGGGCACGCCGACGTTAGTGGTGACCATGGTCGTCGAGCTGGTCAGCATGGAGCCGGCGGCAGCAGGGACATTGGTCTGGTAGGTGAAGGTCATTGGGCTCGTCACAGTCACCGAGAAGACGCCGCTTGCTGTGGGGTCCGAAGTACCTTCGACCGCAACCTGCGCATTGGTCGTGAGCCCGTGCGCAGACGAGCAAGTCACGCTGATCGTGAAAGTACCGATCGACAGGATCGACAGGAATGGGACAGGCTGCGCCCACTTCTTCCCGGCCACGAGCGGCATCTGCGCCGTCCCGCCAAGGCCGATGTCCGATCGCTTGTTCTGTGGCGCCCCGAGCGGCTGCGGGGTCATCGGCTGTCCGGTCAACGTGACCATCTGCGTCTGGTTCAGCACAGGGAGGCCAGTGGTTAGGTCCGTCGAGGCCGGCGTCAGCGTCATGTAGGATGTCGAGTCTCCCTCGAAATACTCAGGCCGAGCATTGATGATCGGGTCCGGGTCGCGCGGCAGGACGATCGCGCGGAGCTGCTCCTGCGGCTCGTCTTGGCACTCGTTCGGGCAGACGAGGATGCGCAGGTTCTGGAGCGCCGCGCCGCGCCAGTCGTATTGAAAACGTAGATCAACAAAGTTGTAGCGGAAGCCGCAGCGGTCGCAGATGGCGTGCGCCTGCGGGTTGGTCGAGGATGTTCTCGCCCGGCCCGCTTTCGACGCATAGCCCACTTAAGTTCTCCAGTAACTCGACAGCGTGGGCGTGATGTAGGTGTTCGCCGTCTCGACGTTCTGGTCGGCGAAGATCGCGTAGCTCTCCACCGCCTCGGCCTTGAGCATCATCACCTTGTCCGGCGCCCATGCGACCGCGAGCTTGGCGGCTAGGCCGGCAGCGAACGCTGGCAGTGCATAGGCGTTCATCGCGGCCTGCTGACCGTTGGCGACGTTCATGTCCTGAATCTGGGTGAAGCCGTAGTAGGAGAACGAGGCCTGCGTTCCGTCCGGGACCGGCCAGAAAGTGATGTTCTGGCTCAAGAGCTTGTCGAACCAGTAGGTGGTCGGGAAACCCTGCTGGGCCTTCTGGGAGTAGCTCGCATATTCCGTCCGGCTGATCGGCAGGATGTAGCGGTCGATCGGCTGCACGCCATTGGTGATCGTCACATAGAGGTCGAGCACGCCGATGATGTTGCTGGGCACTGCGTAGGTCGCGACGCCCTGCACGAACGGCACGGTGGTCAGCTCGACCGTCCAGAGGTTGACGCCGGCCTTGGCGCTCCACTCCAGCGCCAGCAGGTTCGCCGTCATCATGGCGTCCTGCATGTGCTCCTGCGTCAGGGCGGTCGGGCGGATGCCGCAACGGTTCCACGCCCACAGCGTCAATTCGCCGACCGAAGGGGCGAAGTTGTAGGTCCCGCTGGTGCCGCCGGGCGAAGTCATCAGGCGGAAACGACGCCCTGCTGCATGACGTACATGGTCATGCTGCCGGACCCGGTCCAGCTATTGATGAGCGCGCGGACGTAGACCGGCGCGAAGTTCATGTTGATCGTCATGCCGGTGGTCGCGCCGGTCACGCCGGGAAGCGTCGAATCCCACACGACGCCCGCGATCGAGACGGAGCCGACCCCGTTCGGCCCGGTGACGTTCGATCCCTGACCGTTGTGGCCGTTCGGGTCGTCCAGCGTGCATTGGATGTCGTAGTTGATCGTGCCGGTGACCTTGGTCTGGAAGTTGACCGAGGCGGCGTTGGCCCAGCTATCGAGGCGAGCCCATGCGGTGCCAGCGACGGTGTTGGTGCCGACCGTGAGCGCGTTCGGCGCGGCGCTTGCACCGGTGATCGCAATTGCGCTGACGGTCAGGAAGTCGGTGTTGGTGTAGGCGGTCGAGGCGTTGCCGGCGATCGTTTCGGTGACCGGCGAGTTGCCCCACGTCGTCCCGGTCACGACGAAGCTCACCGATGAGTTGTCGCCCGAGTTTGTGAAGAGCACACGCCGTGGCAGGTCAAGGACGCCCGCAGTCGTGCCGTTCAGCGTCAGGGCGCCGCTCGCGCCGGTCTGCGACAGGCTGATGTTGTTGTTTTGTGCCGCCGCGTAGGGGCCTGCCGTCAGCGTGATCTTCTGCATTGGTCGCCCTCAAATGAAAAAGGGGGGCGCGTACGCCCCCCGTTCCCGGCCGCGCCCGCGCTTTGAAGCGGGCCTCAGTCGTCCTTGCCTTTAGGATTCGTGTTCGGCCTTGGGACCGCCACGGGGTCCGGTGCCCTTGAGGGCGGTCGTGAAGGGGTTGCTCTCACAGCCGCCGCCGCTCGCCCGCGGCTTGCGCCCGGCGTGCTTCTTGGCCGCCCCGCCGGCAGCCTTCATGTCGCACTTCTTCATCGAGCCGCCGCGCTTGGCCTTCATGGCCTCGCCCTCGTCCTCGACCTTCGATTGGTTGTAGCGGGCCGGCTTGTCCTTGATGTCCTTCTCGGCGTCGTCGTCGCCCTTCGCGGGAGACTCCATCTTGCCGCCGGACGCCCGGTGCTTGCGGATGTGCTTCTCGATGCGCGAGTGGGTGTCGCCTTCGATCGGGCTACCCTTGTGCCCATGAGTCATTTTCACGAGAGGCCTCCTTAGAAGTTGGCGTACGGCGTATTGCCGTAGAGGCCTGTCGCACCGTTGTTGATGTTCGCGATGAGCGGCGACTGGGTCACGATCAGGCGGAGCGTGCCGTTCGACAGCGTCTGAAGCAGGTAGGTGCCTCGCGTGTCGCCAGTCGTTGCGGTCGGCGCCGTCAGGACCGCCTGCACATAGCCGGTCGTGGCGGTAATCGCAGCGTTGTTGAAGCTCATCGACACGTCTGCGTCTCCGCCGATCGCGAAGAAGTCCGAGCGCATCGGGAGGCCGATCACGTCGGTGGTGCCGACCGAGAACGTGTAGGTCGCCTCGGTCACGTTCGGCGTCACCGACAGGATATACTTGAACGCCTTGAGGCCGGTCGTGGTCAGAGCTGTGCCAGGCGTGACGGTGATCTGCTCGACCATCGGGTAGCCGTAGACGTCGAAGCCGTCGACCGTGAAGATGGTCGTGGCGGCCGAGGCGTTCGAGGCCGTGATGATCAGAGCCCGCGCGACCATGTCGTACGGGTTGAACATCTGGATCGTGCCGACCGGTCCCATCGGGACCGTCAAGGGGAAGCCCTTGGCGATCGCCGTGACGGTGTCGCCGGTCGCAGTCGCCGTCGCGGCGGCCGACATGATGTAGGTCCCGGTCAGGCCGCCGCCGGTGCCGTAACCGGTGATGGTCGTCCCAGTCGGGATGTTCGCCGCCGTGGTCGTGTCGGTCAGGGTCTGGCCGATGCACAGCTTGTTGTAACCGTGCGTGCCGCCGGCGCCGACCGCGGTGACGGTCAACACGTTCGAGCCGGACGTGACGTTCGCGGTCGCGGTCGCGACGGCCGGGTCGAGCTTCAGGAGCCCGGTGACCGCCACGCCCGTGTCGGCGCGGGTGATCGAGGCGCCGACGAGGACGCCGTCAGCCGTGGCGCTGGCGAGCGTCATCGGAGTGCCGCCGACCGTCTGGTTGGCGGCAGCGATGATGGTCGCCGACTTGGTGATCGGGACCGCGTCGATCGTGGTGATGCGGTTCACGCCGAGCCAGCCGGCGGTCAGATTGCCGAGCGCCTGACCCGGCTCGTAGGTGTAGAACGAGCGCGGGTCGAGGATGCCGATGCCGCCCCAAAAGAGCGACGTCGCCTGCTCGGGGTTCGAGTCGTTGGTCGGGGCCTGCCCGAAAGCGATGTACGGCCCCTGATCTGCGGTGATGGTCATTGAGGCCGATCCTCCGAGGTGGTCCGGTTACGCGGTCGGGAACGAGCCCCACAGCGCTCGCCAGTTGTAATAATTGAACGAGTACCGCTCGTAGCCTTTTACCAGAAGATTATCGGTAATAAAGTCGACCTGCATATCGGTCTCGAACCGCACGCGCTCCATGTAGGCGAGCCCGTCGATGTTCGTGAGCAGGAACCAGAAGAAGCTCGACGTCAGGAAGTCGAGGACGATGTAGCCCTCGGGCAGGCCACCGGCGGTGGAGCTGATGGCGTTAACATCGTTATCTGCTGTTCCGGGGCGTAGTTCCGTCTTGGTCAGGCGGATCGCGACCGGCTCCTGCTGCGGGGGAACAACGAGCTTCCGACCGCGAGCGAAGACCTTGAGGCCCGCCTGATCGCGGAAGTTCGTGCGGATCGAGATCATCGCGTTCAGGAGCGACGACTCGTTCAGCCCGACCTGCGTGACCGGCGTATTGGCGACCGTGCCCCCGTCGATCGGGTGCGCCGTCGAGCAGAGCGCCTGACCGTCGCCGCCGATCGTGGAATCGTAGGTCTGGGCGCTGTTCAGGATGTTCGCGCCGTAGATTTCCTTGGTCTGCTGAAAGGACTCGATCAGGCCGAGGTTCGACGGATGGAACTGGGTCTTGTACACGTTGTCGTCGATCGCTTTGCGGGTGATCGCGTAGCCGAGCCCCAGTTCGCGGTGCTCTTGGTTGTAGACGTAACGCTCGCCGGCGCCGTTGTCGAAGGCGGTCTGGCCGCCTTCGGTCTTTAGCTGGGCAAGCGACAAGTAACGCATTTCCGCGGTACGCTCCAGCGCGAGCTTGGAATCGTGCTTGCGGAAGACCTTGTCGTATTGAGACGGGATCATCTCGTACTTGCCCTCGATGCCCCGAAGTCCGGGGAGGAGCAAGTCTTTGATCGAGGAGAGATTGACGGCCATTTGAGTCTAGCTCCCCTTACGAGATGCCGGTGCGGCTGCCACCGCCCTGATACAGGGCGTTGTTGAAGCCGACGATGATCTTGTTGTAGGCGGTCGTTACGTCCGCTCCATTGAAGCCGGGAGGGGTCGTAAGCACCGAGCGGATCATAAATGGCAGCGTCGCCGTGGTGCCGATCGTGTATTGATCGGCGTACATGGTCGATAGCCCGTTGGCGGTGTTGCCGGCGGAGCCGCCCTTGCCGCTCGCGTTGTCGACGGCAGTCGCGAGGTTGATCAACTGGCCGACCTTGGCCTGCGCCACCGCAGTGGCGGTCGTGTTGGAATTGCCCGTCTGGACAATGAACTGCGCCATCGGATCGGTGATGATGTAGGCCTCGACGTCTCCGTTGGCGTCGGAGCCGGGCCAGTAAGCGTTCCACACGGTGCGCTTCTGCGCGACCGAGAGGTACTTGCAGCCCCAGAAGATGCCGAGAAGGGCGACCGTGCTGGCGGTCGCCTGCTTGATATAGCCAGTGGCGGAGCCGGTAACCGGGACGACCGCGTCGCCCTGAAAGATTGCCGTCGAGTTGCCCGAGGCAATCAGGGCAGTCGTCATTTCGTAGGTCGGGACGGAGCCGAGCCCCCGGTACTGCGCGAAGCCAGAAGGCGCAAAGGTGTTTGCCACGAGACAACTTCCTTAGCGGAAGCCTGTCATCTCGCAGCCGGAGGAGACTTAAGGCGGTGATTGAAGTTTTTCAGCCGCACCGGGGGCTGAACTGAATAGCGCCTAACCTATTGCCTGATTCCAGTCAAGAGGTCAGGCGAAACTTTATTTATCCGGGACCGGCATGCCAGCTTCCCAAGTCGACCGTGGGCCGGCGACGCCGCGTCCTCTGATCGGCTCTCCCTTGTTGTCGGCCGCGAAGCCGGGAGGCAGGTTGGCGACCGGAGACTGAGCGACCTGCGCCTCCTTCTGGCGCACTTGTAGACCTGCCCGGCGCCGATCGCGCGTCTTGAACTCGTCGTACACCTCGGTCGGAACTTCCATCAGCACCTGACCTTCTCGGAAGATGCGCTTCTGGTTGTAGTCCGGCCCGACGAGGTCGGCATACTCAGGCTTCATCTCGACGAAGTCCCATCCGGCGCGCAGGAGAGCGCTGATCTCGGTCGGGTTCTCCTTATTGTACACGGTCCAAGTCTTCCACTCCCACGTCCAGCCGTCCGGGATAAGGTGCGGAGGGATGTAGAACTTGTCGGTTGTGTCGTCGATCGACCCCATGTGATCGAGAATTTCCTGCGCCCTCTTCTTGGCCCGGTCGCGCGGGTCTTCCGGGTGCATCGGGGGGCGTGCGGCGGTCTTTTCCATGATCAATGCCTCGTTGAGATTTCGCCGGCCTTGATGGCCTTCTGCTTGTTCTTCCAGTACTCCTCCGGCGTGATGCCGGAGGCCTCGGCCGCGTCGATCTCCGCCTTGCTCAAGCGGATTGTTCGGGGGCTTGGCGACCCGGGCGCGACGCCCGATCGGCTGACCGGAGCCGCGGACGGCGAGGACCGGCGCTCGACCGGCGCGGCCGCCGCCGAGAAGGGGCTCTCGTCGTCGTCACTATCGTCGTCTGTCCTGCCGCGGCTGGGCGTGATGCCCAGCACTCGCTCGACCTCGGCGAAGTAGCCGGGCGAATCCTCGGCGTGGCCTCTGGCGACCGCGATATTGTGGGCGCCGATGATCGCAGTCTGCTTCGCCCTAGTGTCGGCGTGCTCGCGGTTCTTCAGGACCCAGTCTCGCGACGGCCCCTTGAGAGCCGCGGCAAACTGGTCCGCGAGATCTCCGCTGACGATGGGTTGTGGGGCTGCCTTCGGTTTGGCGCGCTCCTCGGCCATCGCCTCCTTGCCCTGCTGGAGCACCTTGAGGTCGTTGCGACGGTCGATCCAGCGCTCTTGGATCTCAGCGGCGCGCTGGTGGTCTCCAGAGGCGAGCGCCGCGGCGTATTCCCGCTTGAGGATGACGCTTTCCTGCGTCACCCGCTCGATCGAGCTGTCGATCAGCGTCTCGTTGGACTGCGCGATCTCGTTTCGGGCGTCGAAAGCGGCCCTCTGGCTCTCGTTGGCGCGTCTTTCGGCCTCTATTCGAGCCTCGCGATCGGCTTTCCGAGCCTCCTGCTCCGCCTTGAGCTGTTTTCTTAGCTCCTCGACACCATCAATCGCCGATTCTTCGCGATTCTGGCCTGAATCCTCGCCAGAAACCTCAATTTCCGGCACATTTTCGTCGGATAGTGCGGGATCTTCGGCTTTTTTGGCCTCTTTCCCGGTTTTTTGCTCGATTCTGGGCATTGTTTTGGCCTCAATAGACTGCGTCGGGGTGCCTGATCCTCATGCGGATCGCCGTGTCGTCCATCAGCCGGCACAGGAAGCCCTTGCCGTCGATGTCGGTGTCGTCCGGGGAGACGCCGGGCGCGAGCGGGAGCGTGATTGCCCAGCCATCGCTGGCGCGGAACACAACCCAGTTTCCGACGGCGAAGCGAGAACCCGAGAACCAGACGCCGTTCGGATCTCTGAAGGCGTTCGGCCCCATCTTGAGGATAATGCCGACCTTCCCCTGATATTTGTCTTCATCTCGGGTCTTGGTGATCGTGATGATCCCGCCCTTGGATTTTTCTGGCCGGACATAAACTCCGACCAGTACTTGGCTGTTGAAGACCTCGTATTCGCTGAGGTCGGCCGCCTTGGTAAAGATCTTGTCAGACGGGTCTTTGTCGTGTTGAACGTTGTAAATTGGCACGGGATACTCCGGTTTAGAATAAAAAAAAGCCGCCCCGAGGGCGGCTAGTCTGCTTGAGAGACGGCTCTCTCGGTCATCCCCAGCGGGGGCTGGGAATCTCTACTTTCCTTTGATGTTCTCTTCGGCAACCGCCCAGAGATCGAGCGCCTGCCGGAGGCCGGCGATTGCGCCGGTGTTGCGCCGGTAGGCCTCGATATCCGGAATGCCGGAGCCGTCCGTGACGATCATCGCCAAGCGGCCGATCTCCTCGTCCATGAGCTTCGCCCATTCCTTGACGACGCGATCGGCGACGGTCAGCATTTCTTGCCGTAGTCCTTGGCCTTGATCAGCCGGCCCTCGCCGCCGCCAGAGCCGATGCCGGGCTTCATGGCCTTGGGCGGATTTCCCTCGACCACCTTGCCGCCAGCGGCGCGCCCCATCGGCATCGGCGGGTGCATCCCGCCGCCCGGAGGCATCCCGCCCGGCGGGGGCATCCCGCCGCCGGGAGGAGGAGCCATCCCGCCGCCGGGGGGCATCCCTCCACCACCGCCCGGAGGGGGCGGGATGGGTTGCGGGTGCGGCATCATGCCGGGCGGAGGAGCGCCGGGAGGAGGAGCCGGCTGCTGCTTGGGCTGCTCGATGATGATGTTGACGTTGGTCTTGCCCTTAGCGCGGCCGCCAGCCTTGCGCGCGACGCGATCGTCCGCGTCGCCGTCCGTGTCTCCGCCGAGCGCCTTCTTGACCCGACCGCCCTTCTTGAGCCCCGCGGCCTGCGCCATCATGCCAGGCGACGACGCCCCAAACTGGAAGCGGTTGGTTGGGGGCATCGGGGGCGCGATCGGGCTGGGCTGGGCCATACCGCCGCCCTGCGCGTCCATTGGGCCGCCCATCGCGCGAGCCTTGCGGCCGGCGTGATGCTTGGCGGCCTCGCCGTGGACCGCGCCGCCCCGCTTGAACGCGCGCGGCTGCGGCGTCTTGCGGGCCTCTACGGTGTTTGGCATCGTGCCCTTGTTGGTCGGCTCCTCGGCGGTGAACGCCTTGCTGACGTCGTAGTCAGAGGCGTCAACCGGGCCGTCGCTCTTGCGGTTGTAGTGAGCGATCTTTGCGCGCATACCTTCGCGCGCCTTGCTCGAATAATCATTCACGGACTGATCTCCTTACGCTATAACCAGCGCATGAACAGACGAAGATTCCTGATTACATTGAGCGGCCTCGTGGCCGCGCCCGCCGTCGTGAGGGCGGATAACATCATGCGGGTGTTCGCGCCCGCCGGACCCCCGCTTGTCACGCGCGCGACGCGCGAGATGGTCTGGTCGATTACTGGGCTCAACGAGTACGGCGTTCCGGTCAGAGAGATCTTGCGGATGCTTCCCGTAGGAATCGACGGCTCTCTTCCCACGACGCTGCAAGGGTTCAGGACGATCACCTCGATCTCGCCACTTTCAGAGCCCTCTTCACCGCTCCTCCGCGCTTGACCCCAAGGTAAGCGTTGCCGCCCGGCGTCTGCCGCGGCACGGCTCCGGGGACCGCGCCCAGCGTGCTCGACGGCGCGTTGTTGGTATGGCCTCCGCCGACCATAGGCGGAAGGTACGAGAGGTTCGAGCCGGGATAGTTGACCGGGGCTGGCGATAGCAGCGTCGGCGCGGCGCCGGTCGGCGTGGCCCCGACCGAGCCCTGATAGCCGGACATGCTACTGCCGCCGGCGCCGGATCCGCCCGAGCCCGGATTATAGGTGCCGGACATCGTCGACACTGGGCCGACGTACGGGTTCGGCTGCGGCGGCGGCACGTTCGGATACTCGAACCCAAAGACGTCTTGGCCCGTTGGGTTGTTGGTCCCGAGCACCTCGTCGAGCGTGTTGTTGTATGGGCCGCTCGACGGCTTGCCCTGCGTGCCGAGGATCGAGAAGCTGTTTCCGACTGTGTTGTTCTCGATCGGGGGCGGAGGCAGCGTGTCCTGCTGCTGCTGCGGCGCGGCCGGGGAGGTGCTGGTGTCCGGGATCGGCGTATCGAGGCTGAAGGACAGCAACTCCATCATCTGCTGATCGCTGATCGGGCCTCCGCCGGACGGGAACGAGCTGTCGCCCATCAGCGCGGTCGGCGTGATCGTCTGGCTGTGCATCACGCCGTTGTCGGTGATGCCGGGGTTCGAGCTGCCGCCGCCGGAGGCCCGATGTTTGCGCGCCAGCTTCATGGCCTTGGCGATCGAGCCGCCTCGGCGCGCGGGCAGCATTACGTCTGGCATGTCGATGTCTCCATAGAGATCGTGGGGCGGCTGGTCGGGTGGAGGCAGCGTGTCCTGCTGCTGCGCGGCCGGCGGAGGCGCGCTGTCGCCCTCGGGCCCGAGCGAGGCGGTGTGGAACGGCGCGTCGGGGATGCCCTTGTCCGACGGCGCCGGGATGACGGCCGGCGGGGGCGCGGCGATCGCCGGGGCAGTATCTCGCGATGGCGCCGAGCCATAGCCATCTGTCGGGTTTGGCGTTGCTGCCGGCGACCCGGGTTGCGGCGCCGACGTCTCGTTGGGCCCCGGATAGGTGTGCAGGCCCTCCGGGTCCGCGATGCGCAGATGGCCCTTGGGAGCCCCGCTGACGGCCGAGGGGACAAGCTGGCCTGCATCCTGCGGCGCGGTCGGCGAAGGCCCTCTGGCGATCGCCGCTGCTGGCGAGGTGGGCACGCCGGGGCCGGCGGCTTGGACCGGCGCCGGCTGGCCGCTGCCGGGGAACGGCGTGTTGAAGACGGACGCCCCAACCCTGACGCCGCCGTTCGCCAGCATGTCGTCCCTGTACTTTTTCGTCGTCCCGGGGCCGTAAGCCGCGTCGGAGCCGGCGGTGAAGTTCTTCTGGTCGTTCGAGATATTCGGGAGATAGGCTCCCATGTTTGTCTCGACCTGACTGAGGCGTCCAAGGTCTGGCTTTGTGAACACCGAGCTTGGCGCATGGTTGTTGTAGGCCGTGCCCGTCACAGATTGGAACTGGTTCGGAGCCTTCAGGACCGCGATGACGCTGTCCCCGGGAAGCCCGCGAGCCCTGTTCAGGATCGAGGCCGTAACCATCGCGTCTTCCTTCGGGTCTCCGCCGCTCTCGGCCACCGTAGCGCGCCGGAGCCAGTCGTATTCCGTGTCCGACATCGGCCTGCCTAGATAATTTTCAGCGACCTTTCTGGCGTCTCCGGAGAACGTCGGGGGAGCGGAGCCCGACTCAGAGCCGCCAGCCAGATCGACATGGCCGACGCCGGTCGACCCGGCGGTGTCCTTCTTGGCCGGTGCAAGTCCCAGCGCGCGGGCGCCGTTGCCGATCGTATCGTAGAGGTCGTCGCCCTGCTTGGCGTCTCCGCTGAGATCGCCGAGCGTCGACTTGGGGCGCTGCGGCGGCTGCGGGGCGTCCGACAGCATCAGTTCGCGGCTCTTCGCCATGCCGACGCCTTGCGGGTCCCACGAGGCAGCGCGGAGCGCCGTGCCCTGCGGGTCCCACTGCGAGGCGCGGGCCTTGGAGAATTGCTTGATGGCGCGGGAGAGTGCGGCCGAGCCGCCGCTGTCGCGATGCTTGCGGGCGACGTTGAGGGCTTGGTCGACGCTTCCGCCCTGCTTGTAGCGATCGAGGACGTGGACGCTGTCGGGGTTGAAGGCGACGTAGTTGGAGGTGCCGCTCCCATCGGCGGAGCCGCGCGAGGCTTGGTCGAGATAGCGGATGCCGGGGATGCCGGCCTGCTGCAACTGATCTGGGAGCCATTTAGGCCCACGCGCGCTCTTCATATTCTCTGCATAGTTACCCGCGGTGTAGTTCTTCCGCCGCATCAAGGACCCAACATCAGGATCGATGGCCTTGATGGCCCCCTGCACCTTCGGGTGCTGCTGACCAAGCGGCTTGTCCCAGTCGAGGAACTCTTCCGGGTCGGCGTTGATGCGGGCCTTGTACATGGAGCCGCCCGGCTTGAACTCGTATGGCTGGCCTTCTGAGGATCGGAGGGCCGCATGCTGGGCTCTTGTCAGTCCCGGCCCTTGGTTGGTGTTCTTGCGACGTAGCTCGTTCTCGCGGATATAGTCGGCCGTATCCTTATCGAGTACTCCCGACTTACCACCCATCGTCGCCAGATACCTCCTGACAAAACTTAGCGGGTGATCCCCTGGGACCTTATTCCCAGCAACATGAAGATCGTTGCCAGCGAGCGCGTCCCGATAGCTCTTCGCCACGCCCTCATTCTCGGCGAAGTACATTCCGTGCCCGTATGCCTGCGCCCCCTCTCCCGTCCCGATCTTACTCGCGTCGAACTTGTCGAACTTGTGCGGCGAGCCGTGGTAGACGATCGTGCCCTTGCGCACGTTGGAGTCGCCGACCTCACGCGCCTGCTTGGCCTCCCCGCCGCTGTCGAGCCCCTGTCGCGCGTCGATGCGCGGCTTGGCGACCATCATGGCCCGGCGGATGTTCTTTGCGGCGTCGAAGCTCATAGTCCAGCCTCCCTTATCAAGCGGTCAAGCACAGCCATGACGAACTCGACGCGCCCTGTCTTGATCAGGTCGATCGGGCGCTCGTTGCCCATCGCGGAGTGCTTCATGGCCAGCCAGAACCGGGCCGTGTCGGGCGGGTAGAAGCGCTCAAGCCGGGCGAGCACGGCCTTGACGTCGGCCTGATAGTTCACCTCCTTGACCGTCACGCCGTCATTCCTTCTGTTTGGGTTTGGCTGTCGCCGCCTTGGCCTTGGCCTGCACCTTGGCCTGCACCTTGGCCTGCTGCGCCTCATGCTTGCGCGACTGCGCTCCCTCGCGCTCCTCGTGCTGCATCTGCATCTCGGTCTGCTCCCGGGCGTCCTGCCGGGATGTCTCGTGCTCGTGGGCGCGCATCTGCAGCTCCTGCTCGCCTCGGTGCTGATCGACGGCGAGCGACTGCTGGTGATGCGTGTCCTGCATCTGCATCTCGCTGTGGGCGCGCTGCTGCTCGAACTGCATCTTCTGCTGCTCCTGCTGCGACGCGGCGTGCAGCTTGAGCTGTTCGAGCTGCATCTCGTCCGTATGCTTGCGGTTCTCCATCTCCAGCGCAGCCCGATTGTCCTCGCGGTCCTGCACGAGCTGCTGGGCCTTGTCGCGGGCGTCCATGACGTTGTTCTGGTGGTCGACCGCGACCTTCATCGCCTTGGTCTTGGCGTCCATGAGCTTGGCCTGCTGTTCGGCCGGCGTGATCGGCGCCGCGCCGTTGAGGCCGCCGGTGTCGGGCTGTCCAGCCTTCTTCATGTTCGCCTGCGCGGTCAGCATCGCCGCCTGCGCCTTCATCGTGTCGGCCTGCCCCTTGGCCTGATCGAGCTGCTGATCCGGCGTCGGCTTGCCCATCGCCGAGGGCGGTGCGAGGAACTGTTCCGGGTTGCCGATGTGTAGAACTTCCATAATGATCGCTTTGTTGATCTCGATCAAGTTATATAGCATCGGGTACTTGTCGGCAAGTTGAAGCAGGCCGTAATACTTAAGAACACGCTGGGCGAACGACGCCGTATTCGGGTCGGCCTGCGGTTCTAGGTCGCGATCGTTGAGCGCCGCGATGAACTCCTGCTCTTCCCACTTCTTGTTTGAGGGGTTCTTCTTCATCCGCAGGAACGCCTCGGGATGCTCCCGGAAGCACCCGACCAGCAACTGGAACTCGTCGGCCTGCGCAGCGTGCATTCTCTTGTGCACGCTATTCATCATCTTGGCGGCCTGCTCGACCATGGTGATGGTCGTGCCGACTGGAGCGTCCGACTTGCCTTCGCCGACCTGAAGCTCCGCGGTGCCGCCGACCCGCTGGCCGGTCTGCGCCATCTCCTCCGCCAGCTCCATCAGCGCTTGGCTGGGCTCCTTGTAGGGCAACGGCATGATCGCTTGGTTGATCGGGACGCCGTTCGTGTCGATCTGCACGCCGCCGCCGGGCGGAACCCTGAAGATGTTGGTCGTCTGCCGGCTGCCGGCCTTGGAGATCAGGAAGCCCGGGAAGCAGGCGAACATCCCCGCGTCGAGCAGCTCGCGCCAGACCGCGGTCAGGGCGTTGGTCGTGTTGCCGAGGATGTGGACCAAGCCGATGTCGTAGAAGCCGAAGCCTGGCACGAACGAGTATTTGACGAACGTCGTGCGCTTCTCCGGGAGGTCTTTCGTCTCCTCGTCGTAGTCCCGGACGATCGCGAGAATCTTCTCGGACGACTTGTCGATCGTCACCCGATAGGGGATTTCGAGCCCCGTCTCTTTGCCATTGAGCTTGTGCTCGTAGCCTTTGATGTCCAGCTCGCAGCAGCACTCATAGAACTCCCTGTCCCGATCGTCGGGACGCATGGAGTTGGTTCTTACGCCTTCTTGCTGCTTTTTTTCTCGCTGGGTAGCGTCCAGCTCCGGCTCTCGCGGCGCAGGTAGATCAATGTCGCGCCACTCACCAACAATCTGCATGCGCCGTACATCAGAAGGGCGCATGTAAGTGCGGTGAGTGACACGCTTGGCATCCGCCAGATCAGTTGCGCTATTGTTAACAATAAGATCGTCCGCATCAACGCTCTCCGACACTGGCCGTTGCTTGATTGGGTGGTAGTAGACCTTCTTGAAGCAGGTCCCGCCAAAGCCCAGCATGAGCAGCATGCGGTCGGTGTCGGGGTAATACTCTTTCGCGACTGCCGTGAGATAGTGGTTCATATCCGCTTCTAGAGCGTTGCCCAGAGCGTCGTCCTGCCCTGATCCGGTCGTGTTGTCGACCCGCACCTTGACCGGGCCATCGGTCGGCAGCAGCTCAGACCGGGCGTTGGCCTGAAACCGCAGCACGGCCTCCTGCAGCAGCGGGTGCCGGACGCGCGACATGCCCTCGACCGGAGCGCCGTCGACCGGCTGCGAGGTGTCGGGCGTCTCGATCTTGAGGCCCAGCAGGCGGATGCCCTGCGCGCGCTCCTGAACCCACTCCTCGCGGCTCTGTAGGTCATCGGCGATGCCTCGCATCAGGTCGCTGGAAATGCGGTTCAGCTCGTCGTCCTCGATGTCCTCGACTAAATTCGTGAACCAGCCGCGGTTGGACTTCTTGGCCTGCTCGATCGGCCTTCCGTCGAGCGAGATGGTGATGTCTCCGTCGGCGTGGCGGATGCGGACGATCGCGCCCTTGTCGTCGAACTCTGGCGCGTCGCCATCATCCTCGGTGACGATGACCTTGACAGGGCCTTGGTCGCGCGGGTCCTCCTCCTCCCCGCCAGTGATCCGCAAGGAGGAGTCGTTCCCGGGTACGAGGGGCATCAGTCGGTGGGCGGGCCTTCCTGCGCCGACTGCGCCTTGACGGTTATGGTGGTCACCTGTACCGCTCCAGCCGGCGGCGCGGGGACCGCAGACCCCGCCCGATCGTCACTAGGAAGCCGCGGGAGCGGCGCATGCGGGCCGTCACGCGACGTCAAGCCACTCGTTGACGAGCACCTCGGCGTTGATTTTGTTGTTGAAGCGTCCGACCATGCGGGCGACCTTGGCCTTGTCCACCGGCTTGCGCGTCGTCGGCCCCTCGATCGTCCGATAGGCGTTGCCCCGGAGGAAGCCGTAGGCGAGCTGGGAGGCGCGGGCCTCTTGCCGCACGACGCCGGTGCGATGCTCCCGCAGCGCAAGGTATAGATCCCGGTCGCCGGGCGCTCGCACCTTCTCGTTGTTTCTCCGGGCCCGCTTGCGGGCATGACGATTGATGTAAGCGCGGCTCTCCTCGATGCGGATCACCTTGGCTTCCAGCATGAGCGTCTTGATCTTCACTTTCAGGAATATCGTTTTCACTGTCACTCTCCAGATGGGATTACTTGCTGGCCCGAACGTATATACTGGAGCGGTGGACCTCTGATCTTGCATCTATAACTGCGCCTTCCTCGACGGCTCATCGAGGAGATTCCTGTAATCCTCAAGCTCCTTGAGCAGGTCGTCGACTTGGCTCCACATCCCGTCGATGTAGGCCTGCCGTAGCTCAGGGCTCCCGCTCGGGGGCAGGCGGATCGTCTGCTGCAAGACCTCCACGAACGCGCACAAGGCCTTGAAGGTGGTGCGGTACTGCAGCTTGCTCGTGATCATCGAACCGTCCTCGACGAGTATGTCAGATCCTGATGTTGGTGGGAGCGGAGGGGCTCGAACCCTCGGGCTTGCAGGTTAGAATCCGCGGCCCTCGCCATGACGCGCCCGATCACTCGTCGTCCTCGAACATATCGAAGTTCGCCTGCTGTTCTTCAAAGAAGAGCATGTCCCCGTCGACCTCGAACGAAACTCTCGGCGACCCGCAGCAGCCACAGCCCCCAACCCTCATACGGATGCCGCGCAGCGCCAGCGCCAACATCATGCTGGCGGATTTCGACTTATATACTAGGTAGTAGGCTTGGTCGCGCTCAAGGAGCGCGCGGCGCCGCAGTTCCTCATGCACGGCCTCCGATAACGCTTCGATCGGCCACGGCAGCGCGTTCTTAGCGACCATGCTTGCGTACTCTCGGGAGATCGCGTCGGGCCAAGTGCTCATCAGTCCACCCATGTGCATGCCTTCACGCTCCACATCTGGGCGTTCTGCGCCTGCGTGATGGCGATCGAGAAGAGTCGCATCGTTTCCGGGGAGCGCTTCGGAGCTATCGCGTCCTCCGGCACATTCGCCATGTCGCGCCCTTCGTTGCAGATGTCGATGATCGCGGCGTACAGCTCCTTGAGCTTCTGGACGCGCGGGTCGCGGCTCGGGTTGAAGGTCAGGCCGACCGCCTTCTGGCCGTAGGTCATCTTCCGCCGGGCCTCGGCGATGGCGTCGTTTTCTTCACGTTCGCTAATCATTACGCAGGTTCCTCGATCTTCTTGAACAGCTTGGCGTCCGTGTCGCACTGGCCCATGGGGCGGCGGAAATAATAGCAACAGTTACGTTCACGTTGCCCAGTAACTTTGGACCGCAGCGCCATACAAACGTGCTCTGTCGCTATCCACGTTGACGGTACTTTCTCCCACCATCCACGCTTTCTTTTTGGCTCGTGCTGGTAGTGCGCACAGTCCTTACAGTATTTTGTCAAGGTCTACTCCTTGCTCAACTAGGATATAACGGGGCCGGATGGGCAGCCTTGCCCCACCGGCGCTTGTCTTGCTCCATCTCGTCGAGCCGCTCCGGCGCGCGCTGCAGGAAGCCCCGCGAACGCAGCCAACCGACGCCGCCCGACACGCAGTCTACCAAATCATCATGCTTGCCCTTCGGGAAGGTCGACACCTCACGGATCACCTTCTCGGCCCAGACCTTGTCCGGCGCCCAGACCATGCCCTCCTCGAACACATGCTGCACCGCATAGAGCCGCGCGCGCTTGTCGCCGCCGCCGCCGGCCCTGACCGCGGCGCTGGTCTTCACCAGCTCGACCCCGAAGTCTTCAATGCCGAACGATCGGCGCAGCTCCTGCGAGACGCTGATCCCGGCCGCCTTGTCCTCGATCAGCAGGCGGTCGATCTTCCACTTCTTCGCGGTCGACACGACCTTCTTGCATAGGTCGGGAAACGACAGGCGTTCCGCCCACGCATACATCATCACCAGATTGGGCGATCCTTCGGCGTAGACGCGCTCGATCTCCTGCCACTTGCCGTCTCGCGTGCGCTGCGGCGAGTAGGAGGCCTTGGCGTCCGCTTGGAATACGCCCCAGACGATCATGGCCGACGGGTCGTTCTCTTCCTTCTCGGTGTAGGCCGTGTCCAGCCACGCACACACGAAGTCCAGCGGCGGGTACTGGTCGGGCTCCCAGAGCGTCCACCAGTCGTCCTTGATGATGCCGCCGCCTCTGGGAACCGGCGTCTGCTGATGCTGGCCGGCGGTCGCGAACGACCCAAGCGTGCGCTCCAGCTCATCGACCACACGCGATGGGAAGCGCTCCGGGAAGAGCAACTCGCCGGCCTCCGTTCGCCTGTCCTCCTTGCCCAGCATGGTCGGGTGCGCGCGATCCGGGTCGAACCGCATCGGCAGCATGATGTGGTCCCAGCCGGGCAGGCCGCCCTTGTGCTCCAGCACAATGCCGGAGCAATCCTCCTCGTGCAGGCGCTGCATGATCATCACGATCGCCGACGATTCAGGCTTGTTGAGCCGGGTCGGGATAGCTTCCAGAAACGAGTCGGTCTCCGTCTTGCGCTCCGCCTCCGAGCCGGCGCTCGCCACGCTGTGGGGATCGTCGATGATCAGGATGTCGGCGCGATTGCCGGTCACTCCAGCAGTCGAGCAGGCCTGCCGGAAGCCGGTCGCAGTGTTCTCGAATTTCTTCTTCTCACTCTGATCCGCGGTCAGCTTGACCGTGCCGCCCCACATCGACTGATACCACTCGCTCTGGATCAGCCGGCGCATGCGCAGGTTATCGCGGATGGCGAGGTCGATGTTGTGCGAGACGCAGAGGAACCGGGTTTGCGGAGCACCGAACGGTCCCCAGACCCACGCCGGGAAGAACACGCTGACCAGCAGGCTCTTCATCATGCCGGGCGGCACGTTGACCAACAATCGGTTGTAGACACGGCCGTCGACCGTGTCGCCACGCGCAATCGACTCCAGATGGGTGCAGATAAATCCGATGTGCCAATTATCGTAGTACTTGGCGCCGGGCTCGATCACCGCCCACGCCTTCTTCACGAAGGTCGCCAGCGACCGGGCGCACTCCTCCTGCTCTACCTCAAAGATCTTCTCCACGACGAAGCCGGGCAGCGTTGCCCAGACGGCATCCATGTCAGGCTTCAGCCCCACTGTTACTGCAGCGCCTTGTCTTGGTCGAAGATCGCCCTCTCGGCATACTTCAGGATCTCGCCAGCCGCGGCGACGCGCATCGCGGGAGAAGTCCTAGGGTCGCGCAGCATCTCCAGCAGCACCTCGACCGCTTCCCCGGCGCGCTTGTGGGCGATCTTCCTCACCTCAGCCTCAGCCTCGCGCTGCTTCACCACACTTGCCTCCTCTCATCCATCGGGCTCGGGCTCCGGCGCTTCGGCCTGGCAGGCTTCTGCAGCCGGGCGTTCGCAGCGTGCAGCCGCAGCAGGTAAGTGCGCTCGCGCAAGTCGGGGTTGCGGCGCAGCAGATAGACGTGGGCCAGCGACCGGATGTTGAGCATCCCTCTGGAGGCCGGTATCATCCTCGGGCCATCAGCCGTCACCGGGGGAGGGCGAGACGGCGCTTCGGCGCGCGCGAGCCGCCGCTCGACGATCGCCAGCATCTTGTCAGCCAGATGCTCCATCGCTTCGTCGGTCACGAGTTCCTCTCCAACCAGTCCATCATGTCGATAAACAGAACGGCCCCCGCCAGCCCAATCCCGATCATCGCCAGCAGCAGCGAGATGTCCCACGCCGCCTGCGAGACGATGTGATCGGCGTCAGGAAGCGGGTTCATCGTACATGGCTTTCCCGATCGCTATCGCCTTGGCCTTCAAGATGCGCCGGTAATACGTGCGCTTGGTGATCCCTAGGCGCTCCCACTCCATCACGAGCTTGGGGTCCTTTTGCCACTGGCCGCGGCCTTCCGGCGCTTTTCCGCAGGCTTCGCAGCACGCCCTCTTGACCGTGAAACCGCGGTAGGGCCGGTCGTAGGCGAAGTTGACCCGGAAGTAGCCTTCGCCGCACGAGCAGAGGTAGGGGTCGCCGTGGCAGGGCTGCATGCCTTGTTCTCGAACCGGATCATCACAGGCCGCGCGCCAGCTTGAGAGCTTCCTCGAACGGGTCGCCGCGGTGCTCTTCGGCGGGAATCGCTCCTTCAGCGTCATGCCGGACGGCTCGGCAAGGTCGCCCCACGCGAACCCGCGCCCTGTGCAGCTCCTCAATCGCGGTGAGGCCCTCCAGCTCGGCCGTGGGCGCCGCGATCGGGCGCGGGCTGTTGTTCATGTCTTCCAACGTGATCGTGAAGCGCCCGCCGCAATGGGCGCAGCTCACGCGCTCTAACCCGGCTATCGGATCGCACGCGACATGGACAAATCCGTTCGTGCAGAAGGGGCAGCGCATTATCGTGACCTCGATGCTAACATGAGCGCAAGGATGAAGACGCCGATCGACGCCCCGACAATCATCCCGCCTAGAAAGGCACTCACTCGCCGACCTCCTGCGCTTCACCTTCGATGATTTCGACCGGGGCAAGGGCCTCGATCGCCGCACCCAGAGCCGCAAGCTGCTCGTCGGTGAGCTGGCTCACCGCAAACCTGCGGGACTCGCTCGCCACGTTCAGCTCGATCTCCTTCGTCTCCCTCGCCTTGCCCCATGCGCGATCGAGAATAGCGTTCGCCGCGGTCACTCTGGCCGCCGCCGGCTGTTCCGGGTCCTCATGGATCGCCATGAGCGTCTTCACCGCGCTCACCGAGCCTTCCCGAACGAGCGCGAGGATCTCTTTGTGCTTCCAGCTCTTGCCCGTCGGGTTGGCGGAATGGCCGGGGAGCAGGCGACCGTGGGCATCCCGGAGCGGCTTGCCAGCTTGTTCCCCAATCTCCGTCATGCTCATGGTGAAACCACATCTGCTATTGCCTGATTGGTCAAAGCTCGATCTCCCCAAGCGCCTTGAGCACAGCCTCCAGAGAGGAGGCGGCCACCTTGTAGGAGCCGACCGGCGTGTGCGGATACCAGTGGACCATCCAGACCGTGTTCTGGGCGACGGCCTTCTGGTGCTCCTCTTCGCTGACCCAGTAGCTGTCTTTGTACAGCCACTCGTCGATTCCCGTGTAGGGGTTGAACTCGATGGACAGGCTGCTGACCGTGGGCAGCGTCACGCCGAACGGGAGTTCGAGGTTCTTGATGGTCCCGGTCATTCTGCTAGTGCCTGATTTAGCTCGATCTCCTGTAGAAACGCAACGAAACGATCATGGTAGATCAGGAGCTTCTCGACGACATCGGCAATGCGATAAATCTCAGAGCCCTCGTCGCCCATCGTCCGATAGACGCGGACCACATGATTGACCCTCGCCCGCTCGGCTATGGTCAGGCGTGCCGGGAGAATTTCGACCAGCTTGTCGATCTCGTCCTCGGTCATCGACCATCTCCCTTCGGGGGCGTCAGATTGGTCGACCAGTCAACTCTCGGCAGGGTCGGCATCTCTCGGCGGTCCCTCTCTCGCTCCAGAACCTCGATGCGCTGCTGGACGCCCAGTAGCTCTTTGTTCCTGACCTTCAGCAGGCCGTCCAGCCGACGGGTTTCGTCGGCGTAGATGAGGATGATCAGCACCAGAACCCCAATGACGGAGATCAGGATGTCGATCATCACCAAAACGACATCGCAAGACAGAGCCCGACGCTGACGATCGCGGCGTAGAGGAGGCCGTCCATCACCAACCCTTCCGGCTGGCGAACCGCATGCCGACGACAGCCACCGTGCCTATGGCCCAGCATAGAACCCCGTGAGTGAACGGAGCCGTGCCAAGGCCATAGGAGACGACCGCGACGACCGACATCCAGAAGGATAGCGAGCGGTGCATGGGCTACTGGAGA